ATGACACCCCACCAAGTCGAAACAGCGCAAGTGCTGATTGCCGAAGTGGGGAACATCCTGGGCGCCTGGATTGCCCGGCTGAATCGCAAGGGGTGAACCGGGAAATAACCTGCGCGGCGATATTCGGCGGCAACTGGAACAACACGACGAACTCCGGGTCGCGTTCGTCGAATTGGAACAACGCCCCGTCGAACTCGAACGGCAACATTGGCGCGCGCGGCGTCTGTGACGACCTACTTTTGCACTCTGCCGGTGGTACGCCCCGGCGGGTCGGCCTTACCTTTCTTGGTGGTCAGCCGGTTTCATCCTGCTTCGGCAAATACTCTACTCGGTTCGGGCAAGCGCGGATTACTGAAAATGGAAAGGCGTACCCGGCATCTATGGGCCAACGACATCGAAACCTGATTGCCCAAATAACGGCGTGGGACAACCTGCTGGAAGCCTACCGCAAGACAGTCAAGGGCAAGCGGGCATCCTTCGGCTACCTGGAATTCAAAGAATACGCCCAGGCCAATATCCGGGCCATCCAGCGCGAATTGCAGGCCGGCACCTATCGGCGCAACCCCTACCGGGAATTCATGATCTATGAACCCAAGGCCCGCGTCATTTCGGCCCTGGACTTCAAAGACCGCCTGGTGGAACACGCCATTTGCAACATCGTGGAACCTATCCTGGGCGCGACCATGTTGCCCTACACCTACGCTTGCCGCGTGGGTTACGGCGCGCACAAGGGCGTCGTGCATATTCAGGCCGCCTTGCGGCGCGGCGGGCACACGCATTACCTGCAAACCGATTTTTCCAAGTATTTCCCCAGCGTCCAGCACGGCCCCTTGTTCGACATCGTGGGCAAGAAAATCCATTGCGCCGCCACGCTGGCACTGATGCGGGAAATGCTGCCGCACGACGGCCAGGGTTTGCCCATCGGCAGCTTGCTTTCCAAGGTGCTGGCGAACCTGTACGCGCAGTGCCTTGACAGGATGATTCACTACGAAGTCAAGCCGCCTTGCTGGGCGCGCTACATGGACGACATCGTGGTGCTGGGCGATGACCCGGACGAATTGCGCCAGGTCTACCAACGCATCGAAACACTGGCCGCCGAACGGCTGGGCCTGCGGATTTCCCGCTGGCGGGTCGCCCCGGTTTCGCACGGTATCGATTTCCTGGGCTATCGCATTTGGCCCACCCACAAGCTGTTGCGTAAGGCATCGGTAACGCGCGCCAAGCGCAAGGTCGGCAAGTTCCTGGAACACGCCAACACCGACGGCCTGCGTAAGTTTTTGTCCGCGTGGTCGGGGCACGCCCAATGGGCCGACACGCACAACCTACTTTCTTGGATGGAGAACCGCTATGGCATCGCCTGTGCTTAACACCCGTGAAGACCTGGACGCCATCGCCGGCACGCCAGCACACGACGAATTTATGGCCTTCCTGGCTGGCAGTCTGTGGCGCTTGGAGCGTGACGACGATGCCGAAACCTGGGTGGCCGTAGAAGACGACAGCATCATTACCCGGTTCGGTTTCACCCGCGCCAACTTCCCGGACGCCACGCCGCCCAGCCTGCCGGCCTATGTTCCGCCTGCGTCCGACGTGCCGCAGACGGTCAGCCGCGCCCAAGGCAAAGCCGCATTGATTCAGGCCGGGAAATGGGACGACGTGACGGCCTTTGTCGAAGGCATCAGCGACCCCGAACAAAAGGCGCTGGCCGACGTGGCGCTGAACGATACCCAGGACTGGCGCCGCGATAGCCCCTTCCTGAATCAAGCGGCGGCGGCCATTGGCCTGACGGGGGCCGAACTGGACGACCTATTTACGGCTGCGGCCGAAATCATCCTGTAAGGGGCACCATGACCATCCAGCATTGCGACACGCCGGCTTGCCAGGAAGCGGCCGACCGTGCAGTGAAAAAAGTATTCGCCATCCTGGGCGTCGATATCGACAGCCCGGCGGAAGTCGAAGCATTCCGCGAAGACCTGCGGTTCGGCCGGCGGATGCGCCGGGTGGCCGATCAGGGAGTGATTGCGTTTATCGGCGTCGTCGCGGCTGGACTGGCTGCGGCGCTGTGGGCCGGCATCACGAAATACGGGGGGCACTGATGAACTTCGATGCAGCGTTCGACCGCCTGCTGGGCCACGAAGGCGGGTACGTCAACCACCCCAACGACCCCGGCGGGGAAACGAATTGGGGCATTACCGTCGCCGTGGCCCGTGCCAACGGCTACGCGGGTGCGATGCGTGACATGCCCCGCGATTTCGCCAAGCAGGTGTACCGGCGCCAGTATTGGGCGGCGGTGCGCGGCGATGACCTGCCGGGGGCGCTGGCCTTTCAGGTCTTTGACGCGGCCGTGAACCACGGCGTGGGCCAGGCGGTGAAGTGGCTGCAATCGGCCGTCGGCACGACCCAGGACGGCATCATCGGGCCGATGACCCTGGCGGCTGTAGGCAATGGCAACCCGGCGGCGCTGACCATGCTGTACCTGTCGGCGCGGCTGTTCTTCTATCCCAAGCTGTCCACCTGGCCGACGTTCGGCAAGGGGTGGGCAAATCGCGTGGCGGGGAATTTGCAGTACGCCGCGCGCGACATTGGAGCGTGAACATGGACTGGAAAGACCTGGCCGGCATTGTCGGCAAAGCTGCGCCCATCGTGGGCGGTATCCTGGGCGGGCCTGCGGGCGCAGCCGTGGGCGGCCTTGTGGCCACCGCGCTGGGTACGGACGCCACACCGGATGCCGTGTCGGCGGCCATCCTGCAAGACCCCGACGCCGTGGTGAAACTGAAAGAACTGGAAACCAACAGCCGGGTGCAGCTTCAACAACTGGCCGTGACAGCGGAACAGAACCGCCTACAGGCGGCCGCCGCGCAGTACGCCGCCGAAGCGTCCGACCGTGACAGCGCCCGTAAGCTGGCCGCCCAGCAGCCGAATGACTGGATACGGCCCACCATCACCATCATGCTGGTGGCTGGCGCGGGCGGCATCGGCTGGGCTATCCTGTCGGGCACCGCCGAAGGGTTGCTGCGCGATGCCACGGCCAGCCTGACGGTGGGCACCTTGATCGGGTATTGGTTCAACGAACTGAAACAGGTATTGGCGTTCTACTTCGGCACCACGGGCGAAGCCCAACGGGCCGGCGCGGAAGTGCTACAGTTTGCCACGTCGCCCGGTTCGGTGACGGGGCCGGAAACGGACAAGGGGGCCGGCGGCACTCTGCCAAAATCTTGA